GAGATGTTATCTCAGGGGCATCCTTAATTTCTGTATCATCTCTGGTAAAGAACTCACGCATACCTGCGTAGCTGCCAGATTTAGTAGCAAAGAATACACTATTACCTGCACCTACTGGTGAGGCTGTTAAATCACACTCATACTTCGTTGATTGATCTATTGTCACTTCAGCGGGAGTGAGCAACTGTGTAGCTGATAAAGTAAACTGGTTAAGGCTGGAGAACAACAATAAGTTATCCTGAATAGGTACAGCAGCTTTAAGTTCAGATACTTCATTCTGACTGACTGCCACATCAATAGGATCAGAGTCTAGTAAGGTACGTACTGTTGTGCGGAAGAAGTTATAATAACCACTAGCCTCACTAAAGATTACGTTCTCTCCTGATAGAACACCTAAACGGTTTCTGTGGAAGAATATATCACTAATAGGTTTAGGGTTGTTTGGGTCACAAAAGCTAGGGAAGCTATTAGTGTTGTTATCACCACACTTACGATCATCCCACACACCCTGCCCAAAAGAAAAGGAATGGTTAGCGTTTTGTCTTAACTGGTGTGGCATGGTTGATAAGTTAAAACCGTGATTTATGTTAGGGGCAGCACATTCACGCCAAAAGCCTGAACCGCCTGTACCCTCAAACTTCACATAGAAGTCATCTTCTTTCTTCTGGTTGTCTCCAACGACACCCAATATAAAACCATCTTCACATTGATTGGGTAAATCTGTAAACGACTTAGCACTACCTTTGAATGCTTTAAGGTTAACACCGCCATCATCATCAGTCACTTTTATAGTAAAGTCACCAAAGGTTGCGTTAGCTTCTATTATAAAATAAGGCTCGTCTGCATAAGTAGGGGGAGTTACAGTTAAGTTTGAATCAGTATCTAGGTATGAATTATTGTGTGAAATTGAACTTACGCCTAATGCTCTGAGACCGTGGGGGTTAGATGAGTGATGTAGACCGCTGTGATTAATGTTTTCATCTATAACTTTGGCAACCCTTACATCGTAATCGTTAACCTCTCCGTCACTTTGATCTGTCTTTTCGTTGAGCGTTGTATACTTAACAAAGGCGTGGTACGCTGAAGGGTTTGTTATAGATTTAATGTTAACTGTGTACTCTCTACCGTAGTTAACTGACTTTAAATAAACTAAAGCACTTCTTTCGTTGCGTGTTAAAACACCTTGGGCTGTTGCAGCTTCTACATTTTGAGTCTTATTAACAATAAAAGTAGAATCCGCTACAGAGGTGGCTGTTAGATTACTAGCAAGGTTTGGTAAGTAAGTTAGGCTGTCAGTGTTTGCTTGTATCTGTACACCGTCTTTACTCCAACTAGCTACACCTGATTGGTATCGCAAGTTACCGTCAATGTCATATACATACATATTTTTTGTATATGCCCCCGAAAGATCAGGAGTGGGTGCTTGGTAAATAAAAGTACCGTTCAAAGTTAAGGTGCTAAAATGAATATCATCACTAGAGAAACGAAGTTTGACATATCTATCAAAACTTACTGCGGGGACTGTTATTGTATTAAGACCCATCGTAAGAGCGATGCCGCCAGTAAAGAACCATTGATTACCTGCGTTTGTTCTACCAATACTATAGGTAGCCCCTCCAGTAGGTAATGAGGTAATATTAATTTGAACTGTTTGGCTTTGCTGGTTAGTGCTTGCGCTGGGGGCTGTTACGCTTAAGGATCTTGTGTAAGCCCCAGAGATAGAATTAAACGAAGAGTGTGACCCTGTTGTTGAGCTTGTAACTGTTGGTGTATAACCAGCTACAGGCACAGAAGTTACAATAACTTGGAATTGTTCTTCATCGCTTCTTTTATATGTGTGGAAGAAAGCTGATGCTAGTTCTGTTTCAGTTAGAAATGTGTTGCCGTTTGGACTGCCTGTGTGCAACTTCTTTAAAAACTTTGTAGGTGGACGCTTCTTAAGACCATCAACCACATCCGAGAAACCATTTTCTTGTACTTCTCCCTGACTCTCTAATCGTAGAGCTGCGGGCTGTTGGCTAACCCCGTTAATCAGGTTAGGTATGTTCTTAGAAACTAAAGCCATTTAAATCACCTTTGTACCTATGCTACGATTCATAACACTGGCTGTGCCATAATCGTCAAATATGTTAAAGTCACCGTTGTCCCCTTCCATCTCTCTCAGAGCAAACAAGGCTTCTTGTTCGTCATTCCTGTTCATGCTGGATAGGGTGTCACTTCCTACAACTCTCTCTTGAAAGATGCGGGCAGACTTAACAGTGATGTATCGTCTCGCCACTTCAGGCAAGTCCGTGAAATCTAATAAGACAACTACATCTAACTTAAGGTCTTTTCCTATGTTAAAGGTGTGTTGTCGTTTGTCGTATATTTTATTCCCACGTTGGATGTACTCATTCTCAGTGCTTCTATACTTTGATGTAGCATCAGCTCTGAGTATATTTAGGGGAAGATTTACATTACCGAATGCATCTGCATTAACGGAATAGTTTGGTTCGCTGTTGAAGTTCCAGCCCATAGCTTGAATACTTCTTGAAACTTCATTGAGTATAGTCTCAGCAGTTTCAGCGTCTACTAGACCAGAACTCAAAGAGTTAACTGGAGCTTCACCAATAGTAGAAAGCATTGCATTTACTGCTTCTATTTTAGATGTAGGAGTTGTCATGTTTACCTCAATGAAAAAATAAAGAAAAAACACCCCCCGAAGGAGGTGTTCTTAAAGATTGCTAAATTAAGCAAGTTTAACAGCACACTCAGGACGCAATGAGTCGTGACCCATAGCATAACGAGCAACCATTAGTGTACCTTGTCGTGAAACTTGGTACTCTGATTCAACACCTAAGTCTAATAACTTAACTGTTGCAGCAGCGTCTTTAGTGAATACTAAGCCTTTAGAACCTGTAGGAAGGTTGTTAGACATATACACTTTAGCTCCACCAATCAAAGGAACAGTTCCAGTGTTTAGGTTTCCGCCTGTACCGAAGTCTGAACTCATTACACCAGCGATGTTAGAGTTAGTACCTGAGAACATTTTGTAGTAAGTAGCTGCGTCTAGGACAACAGACTTCTCACCAGTTACGTTCTTAGTATCAAGAGCTTCTAGAGCAGAGAAGATAGCATTAGCTACACCAGTACCATCAGTACCAGCAATAGTAACATCAGCGTTGTTTTGAGAAGCACCTTGAGCATACTCAGTAGTGTCGTCAGTTGCAGCAGCGATCTTTGTGAAGATAGCAACGTCAGCAGCTTTAGCTAGAGCAGTACCAATCTCAGATGAGTAGATAGAGCGAACATCATAGTGGTTCATGGCTTCATCAATTTTCGCAATGAAAACTGAAGAGGTTAGAAGATCATTGATGTTAACTACTTTCTCACTGTGCTTGATAGCACTAGGTGATACTTCGTTACCAGCCGCAAGAGTGTTAGTAGTAGCGATACCTGTTAGTGGGAACTGTGCGCTAGAACCTGAAGAGATTGTACGTACACGGTGTAGTGGCATTGCGATGTTGTTAGCGTTGAAAGCTGTAAGTACTTCACCCGTGAACGTCTTTAGAAAGAGTGCTTTAGGGTTAAGAGGGTTACTGGCATCAACTGTAGTACCTGCATTTGTACCTAATCGAGATACGCCTGTATAGTTTGACATAATATTTTACCTTTTGTTAAATGTTTAAATGAATGTTTAATGTTTAGTCACTTAACACTTAATCTTTCCGCTTAGATTGTCCCCGCAGGGGTCAAAGGTAATTAATCGTTGTGTTTCGTTCCTGTAAAAAAGCCCTCCGAAGAGGGCATAAAGAGACTATTGTATGTCGCTTCGACCAATCTTAGCCGAAACAGACTGACGGTATGCTGGATCACTGTTGTATCGTGGGTCACTCATAGCTTGGGTCACTTCTGCCCAAGAACTATAATTACCGCCTGTTGAGTTACTAGATTGTCCACCTATTAAAGATGGGTCTGTACCCTCCGCAGCTTGATACTTCGTTTGTAATCCTGACACAGCCAGCTTGACCATATCAATGTCTCCTGAACCTACAGCTTTATCGAAGGCAGCAATTTCGCTATCTGCTAAATTGTCACCTGCCCATCCGATCATATCACTGTAAGCTTGTTCACCGCCTACGCTTTCGTAGACAGTATTTTGATAGTTGTTTGCTAGGGCTTCTTGTCCCTGTATCCAACTGTTTACCAAATCTTGTGGGAAACCAGCATCAGTTAGCTTACCATAAGCTTCTTCCGATAGTTGTCCCTGTTCGTTATACTCCGCTTGCAGAGAATCAAAATCAACGCCAGCATTCTCTACGGCTTCTCTGACTTCACTTGCTTCTGCTTGTGGAGCTTGTTCGGGAGCAGCTTCAGGCTCAGCACCTTCTTCTACTTTATCCCCGCCCAGTTTCTTTTCAAGATGACCGTAAGCTTCAGCCATCTGTTCTGCATTTTTAAACTTCTCAGGCAACCAGTCTGGTCGTTCACCCTGAGTTGGGTCGTTTAACTTATCCAGTTCGTCACTCTTAGCAACCATTTCATCAATGTGTTCCTGTGACTCTGTTTGTTCTTCATGTGTGCTAATACTTTCTTGATTCATAATAGTCTCTTTTAGGTTTATTCTTCAGCTTGCGCTTGTTGAGCTGCATCAGCCATGCCTTTAACAGCAGGGGCTACGCCCTTCTCTGCCATTTGCATCATCTGTTGTTGCTGCATTTGTTGTTGCGCTGCTTGTTGTTCTTGCATCTTCTGCTCATCAGATTTAACAAGACCTTGTGTATCAATACCTAATGATGCACCTAGTCTGTCTAAGTAGTCACCAATGTTTAATTCACTTTGGATTACTTCCTGACCTAGCGGTTGTAACATTTGTAAGAACTGACTTAGTTTGTTTAAGTCCTGACCACGACCAAGAGCTTCAAGACCTGTAACGATCTGAGGCTTCAAGGTGTCTTTAGGGAACTTAGGCATCTTCCCTTCCTTCTGCATCTTCGCAAGGAGGAGGTTAACTAAGGGAACTTGGAACTCTTGTGATAGTACAGAGTAGATGCCACCTAGAGCTGTCTCCAGTTCT